TACTGTGGAGGCTGAAAGTTTTAGATGGATGGCGATTTCATCAAACATACTCAATTGACTCATTCCGGAATTTGCAGATTTGAAATTCAGATAGTAATCATAGATTTCGAAATGCCTGGAAACGGAGCAAGATATTACCCCGTCTTGAATCATCTTTTTTACGGTTTCGGGTGGTATGTTGTACTTTTTATCTAAGCTCATATGCGCGAAGTTCTTTCTCTAAATCGTACACGTCGGCCAACCTTTTCGCCTTCAGTCCATGAGACAAAGGCAGGAGGCATATTTTTAAGTGCGTTAGCTGTTATCATCGCCTGCTGGGTGGAGGCTGTGTTTTGGTTGGTTACAAATCCGCCGTCAGCGTAACCTCTAACTCGCATATTTTCAACAGCCGAAATATGTGGTGCGGCCGCTGGACTGTTTACGATATGTTTAGGAATCACATATTCATCCGCATGCACAACTCCTGCTACTTGGTTTCTATCCCCTGCTCCTGTCCATCCCCCATCAGCGAATCCTATTCCGTTAATTGCGGCTACGTTTGCCAGACCTGTGGCTATGGCAGCAGCTACGTAAGTACCCGCAAGAATCGGTGAAGCAACGGTAGGCGGTGTAAACGCTGCCTCGTATGCCTTTTGTGCTGTGGAATATGTAGAAATTAAAGTTTGCGCTGTAGCAAAAATCTTATATTCTGCCGACTGTTGATCGAAAAGTGAAGCCGCTGCCCCAGCAATGGTAGCCGCTGACGCTAATTGTGCTTCGTCTACTTGTTGCTTTAATCTTGCACTTTCCTTTTTAAACGCTAAATCCTTTTCGTAGTACTGCTTATTGAATTTTAAAAGGCTGTCATTAATGCTTTTTTGGGCATTAATCTGCATCTGACCGCCTTCTATTAATGCCTCTGTTTTAGCGGCCTGGGCTTTTTCTTCTTCTGTTTCTGTGTTATCGTTTTGCCCAAATTCAAAAGCATCAACACCTGAAACGGCTCTACGTTGTGCCCGTTCATCCTGGGAATCAGCCTTTCTAATTTCCTCTTGTAACTTAGCTTGTTCCCTTAGTTTGTCATTGATTGAGTCAACATCCGATAATATTTTTTTAGTCCTTTGGGCGTATTCTCCTTCAAGATTCTTAACCTCATTACGGACGCTGATCAGTAATTGCAGTTGTTCGTCTGTGAGTTTATTAACACCTCCGAGTCTTTGGGCTTCCTCCTCAAGGAATGATTTTCTAAGTTTTGCATTCGCTACAAGAATTTCAAATCGCTCCTTCTCAAAGCCTAAAATTTGCTTATCAATCGCTACCCGTTCAAGTTCTGTAGTTGTTTCTTCCTCCCGCTTAGTAGTTAGGACAGATATTTGCCTTTCAAGTTCTGCAATCTGCTCACTTTCCTCTATCTGACTTCTTAATAAATCGTCATAAGCGGCTTTAGCCGCTGCCAGGGCTTCTGTTTCTTCTACAAGCCCTGAAACATACCCACCTGTTACTGTATCCAGTAATTTTAAACTTCCTATCAACGCCTGAACAGGAGGGAAGGCCAGTAACATTTCTTTAGTAAACCCACCAAGTCCTGAGTCACTTGAAATTAAATCTGTGAAGTTCTGAACCAGTTTAGCTGTTTCGCGTCCTAAAATCTGGAACCCTGATTGCAACTTAAATTGTGCTGATTCTAACAGTTCGGCCCCATCACGAGTAGAAAGGAAAGCGGATCCTAACAATCCAATAACTCCAGCCGCAGCGGTAGCAGGGTTTAAAAGTGCGGTAGCTTTACCAGCAAAATCCCCCACAGAAACTCCGGCGACTTTAATTTGGCTTGCTGCATCCGCAAAGGCTTTCGGATAGTTTCCTATTTGATCTTTGAAAAGACCCGCATTATCAGAAGTCTTTGAAATTTGAGCGTTAAGGTTTTTAAGTTCATCCGCTAATTCCTTCTGACGTTTTGCGCCTGCATCTGTCTTTGTATTTAGATTATCGTACTCTTTGGCAAGCTGTGAAACCCGGGCCTTAACAGCGTTACGTGAATTAGATTCTGCATCCAGTAATTTATTTAAACTGTTCTTTTGTTGCGCTTCAGCCTTTAAAGCACGTTGAAGTTTTATGTTAGACTCTACGTACTGATCTTCTGTGATCTTCCCGGCTTTGTATTCTTTATTTAAATCTGCCTGCTCTTTTTTTAGCGCACGAATATTTTTCTCCGTTTGGACGAGTTGCTTTTGCGCCTGGGTCTGGTCGACTTCAAAATTTAAAATAATTGTCTCCTCCATTACGGTAATTTTATTAACTCAAGTGTGCAGTCTATTTCACTCCCTTCATAACCCGTCATTCGATTCAAATAATACTGATTTGATGTTTCTAAACTTTTAATCGTTATCGGCCTCAAGAAATCAATCGTAAGATAAAGACTATAGGGAATATTCGCCAATGAAAATAATTTAACAGGGTCGTTCACTATCCGGTCAAACACCTGCCAATATGTTTGAACTAAAGTTCGCTGATAGAATAAAGGACTTTCAATAGCCCCAAAACTTAGTGATTGTTTGAAGTCTTCATTTATCTGTCTTCCAGTCTGGAGTAAATTAAAATACCCTAAAGAAACTTCAGTTCGGTTTGAGTTTTCCCACCTGATATTTGAAAACCCGCTAAAGTTTGACACCTGAATAAAAGGAACATGCCATAATAAATAAACGTCATCGCTTTCGTTGTACTTATGTTCAAGTTTTGTAATCGTTCCGGTTGCGTCTGTGTCAAAAGGAAGCCCGTATAATTCCACATATCCCGTAGCCACGGTTTCGATAACCCAATCCCCATTATAGGTTGGATTGGTGCAGTCGGATATTCGAATCAAATCCCCGTCTAAAAACTTATCGTCTGCGATATTAAACCTGGCCCAGGTTGACGTAACAACGGAAGTAATTTCAGTGCTGTCTCCTGTTTCTAGTGATATTAAATTTAGTCTCTCCATGCTCATATCAAACACCGGATTGATGTATGACTGCGGATGTGAGAAATCGCTTTCTATTATATCCTCTGAGTCTGGAAGAAAATCATTATCAGCATTTATTACCCCTTGCCCGTAGGCAAAGAAGTTTTGAATATTGTAATCCCTGAGCTCATCAAAATCAACCTGTTTATAACTTAGTAGATTCCGTTTCCCGTAGTTTGAAATAAAGTCAATGTAATCAACATCAACCGTTGAAATGTGATCAGATAAATCAATCGGTGGCTTGCTTTTTATCTTGTCGAACAGGTTAAAAGTAAGCGTTTTCGTTACTGGGTTGTAGTAAGTTATTACGTTAAACAACCTAAGTATATTAGAAACGTATTCCTGCTGTGTCCAGTTGGGAACCACTGAATTTCCGAAGGCCTTGTAAATAAACTTAGGAGTTATTTTAGCCCAACCGCTTAGCACATCGTTTTGAGTTGCCCCTGTAGATTGCTGCCATTCAGCATATAATTCAACGGTATCACCAGCCTCTATGTCAATAACACGCTTCAAAACAAAAGGTGAAATATCCCCTGCGGTTGATGAGTTGTAAAGCCCCCCAGCGTTTAACCCGATATCAACAAATCCAGGATAAGCCCCGTTAATGTAAATGTAAATCCGGTTATTGTATGATGCATCGACTACCGAAGGAACAAAAGCGGCCTCAATTTCTACACTCATCTTTACAGGCGCCGTGTATCTTGAATTAACTAAATCAAAAGGATTGTTCGCCCCGTCGTAATATGGGTAAACTGTGTCGTTTTGGAACGTCATTTTATACTGCACGTTCTCTCCGGGCCTTGCTGTGGTTGTACTTTTTTCAACGTAAGAACTGTTAGCATCAATCTGCTCCTGAGACTTCCCGTTTCGAATGGTAGTGATTGAGTTGAACGTTACATCGTTTAATAAGTCTCCTTGAATCTTAATTGAATGATATTGGAAGATTCTCTTAAAAACAGTTTTAACGTAGATAGCGGCGACAAAGTCCTCTATCTTCATGTGACGATAGCCCCGGGTTACAAGCGTTCCCGTATCAACCACTGGAAAAACTATTCCTGTGCTTGCTGAGTCGTAAACAATTAGATTTGAAAGCGTCTGATCTACATCTAAATCTGAAAAATCAACATCAGTAAGTGGACCTGAAAGAAGTCCAAACCAGTTATTATTCCCTGAAAAGAAAGCTAAGTAAATTATATTCGTTATTCTTTCAATCCTTAAAAACCCATCATGAATTATCAGGCCGTCATCACTTAAAATCTGCGATGGTATTTTAGTGTAAACTAACTTTGAATTGTTATCTGGGAATGGGTATCCTAATATTGAAAGGTTGTTTGATGTCGCCGGCGCGGTGAACTGATAGGAGTAATCCCCGTCCGTAGTGCTAATTTCCTCGAATAGTTTTATCTGGCGCTCAACTTCTATTGAGTCGTCAAAGTCTAAATATCCGTTGTTAGCCCTAAGCATCATACTTTTTGGGATGGGATTTCGTCCGTGAATAAAACCCTGAATTGTAAAGCGTAAAGTTTATCACCCTCGTCGTACTTTTTAAACGAATCAGTGTCGACTATTAACGTCCTTCTGTCTAAACGTGAAGTAACCAATTGAACAACCGGTGAAGTTCTTATAGATGTCAATGACTCCAATTGATTCAGGCTTAAATGTTGGCTACGTATTATCACAGCGTTTTTAGAAGTCCTGTACGTTTGGCGGTCAATTGTATCAGCATTCTTACCGTACGAATTACCCCATCCTGGCAATATGTTTTTTCTACTTACCCCAGCATTTTGAACATCTACTTGAAATTCTTTTTCTGCTGACAGTGGAAAGTATTCATAACCCCCCAGGTAATTAAGCCATGTCAAATAATATATTGTCCTCATTCAAGTATACGGAAATCACCGTCCTCCGTTAATCTTATGTTATCGTCCGCAATCACTGTATCATCACATTCTTCCAGCACAGTGATACAGATATCTTCAGTTATCCTTGCGGGGTCGGTTTCGATAGACACTGAAGTAAAAGTGAATCCCACCGTACCCCCCAAAGATTCGTTAATTAAGAAGTAAAGATAAACCGAATCTGCTGTCGCTACTAAATCCAGTACATCTGTATTTGCTCCTGTTGCCAGGATAAAAGAACTATCACTATCCTCCACGCCTAAGGAAAGATTCAAAAACCCGGCCTGTATTGTCATGGCTCCTATTGAACCTGTAACGTTAGAGTTTACAGTTATCTGATAAGCTACCCCCGGAATAGCTGGGAAACTTTTGTATAACTTTTTAGAACTTCCTGAAGTTGAAACAGACGGCGCGGATCCGGTCGTCCAGGTGTCACCGCTTCCGGTTTGAAGGGTTAAAGAAGATAATGAAAGTATCTGCACACCACCCCATGAAGCATACACACAATATTCCCCGGCTGTAAGAAATTCTAGCGGTACGCGAATGATTCCAAGGCCTGGATTAGTAATGGTCTGATCTGTAACCCCATTAACCGTGATTGTTATATCCCCTCCTAAGTATTGATTTATAAAACTTATGTCAAAGAAATACCCAACAATTGCCAGTGGAGTAGTTTGAAGTGTAAGCCACTGCGCGTAATACGTCCCACTATTTAGGTAGTCTGACATGTGCGAAATGCTTTCTGACTTAAAAGGAAGTTTAGCGTTCACCGCGAATCCTTCAAATGAGTCTATCGTTACTTCTCCCTCAAATGTTGTGATCTCATCACCATCTGACTGGTCGTAGGACTCAAAATACGATATGTAAAACCCTGTTAGAAAGTCAAGGTTATTCGGTAAAGTATCCAGCGTTAGATTGTTCCTGGTCTCAATTGCGCCCCGTAGAATCTCATTTATTGAAAATAGTACTCGGTTGTTTTCGTCCGGGATTAATTGAAGCGTGGCGAGTAACTCATAAGGCTTTTCATCTTCCCACCTGTGCCCGGAAGGGAGACCAGAATAGATATTAACGTTTATACAATAGTTGTTATAATACGTTACCACTGCATATCCAGAGAATGAATTTGTGACATCATAGGCAAGGTCTATAACGATTGACCACGGCTGTAAAACTTCAATGATTTGATACACCCCTGCTAGTGGTCCAGTGCCTACTAATGAAATCCACCCCAAAGCCATCGGGCTCGGTAATGCGCTGTTTAATTCAAGTTGCGTATATCCATCGTTTTCGGATTGAGAGACAACAACCCGCGCAGGATAGGCGTAATCTTCTTCACCCTGGTTTGTTGGGTATATGTCAGATTCTAATTCATAAACAATTGGAAGATGGACACACTGCCATCCATGTTGTAGAACAGATACTTGGTACAAAATATCTGCGTCTTGTTTATAGGCCACAGCCGCGCTATTCTCGGAGTTTCGTATTTTAAATGTGTTGTACGCTGTTTGATCGACATATTTAAAACCGTTGTAAGATTCGATATTTGATTGAATGTAAACGTAATCCCCATCAACAAGCCCATGTGAAAAAATAGTCGTAACTAATGCCTCCCCGCTGGAGTCTGTTATCGATCCATCCAGTTCGGTTCCTGTCAGCTTATGGCCTAATGGATTTCTAATTACTGTTACCGACATTTTTAAAAGTGTTAACCAGTGAAACTAAATATTGTCGCGCGAATGAGTTTAACAACTCCTTTTCAATTTTTTCTACTAAGTTTTCATCCACTACATTTGAAACTATATCCTTCCGTCCTCCTGTCTGCCAAAGCTTAGTACCTTTCTTATGAATGTTTTTAGCTATCGCATACGCCGGCCCTTGATCTTCACCCCTGGATGTAAGCCATGATTTAATCCGATTCACAAAATCCTGGGAAGGTTTGGTATATTGTGGAGTTGGTTTCCTTCCGGTCTCCACTACCATAAAATAAGGTTTTGCTATAACTTTTAAAGTCGCTTTGGTGCCTTCTTCTGTAACCTCATACCGTAGTGAACGCGAACTTTGACCGCTTGCATCTGTGTTGGTTGCAGCCATATTCCGGCGGATCTCATCAACGGTTGACTGTCCATAATTTGACAATATCGCTACAATTTCTCCTAACATTCTTTACAGTATTCAAAGTCGTCATTAACTAACATCTGAAAAGTAAGCATGTGCCCGGTGAGGATATCAGCTAAAACTTTAACTACAGCTTGCTGACTTACGGAGGTTATTACAATCTTATCCGAGTCGTACACGAACATATTTAAATCGTTTATGAATCTGTCGACCAGATGATCTGTTTCGTCTAAAATCTTGCTGTAGTCTTCCGCTGTTGAGTCTTCCGTATCAAACTTGTAGAATACCATTTGAACGGTCCATTGCTTCATGTAGTTGGAAACGTTATTATCCCGGTATGATGCACTAGCCGTCAGTAAAGAAGTATTAACCATTAAGAGCTTTTTCTTTTCCTCCTGGTTAAAGTCTGTTGTCTTCCCGTAACTGTAGTGAATATCGTCCTGAAGGCCTAGGGCCGTATCTTGGATAAGCTTACGGATGGATTTATGCGACACAATCGCAATGTATTTTATTTCTGCTTCATTATCAACCTACGATATTCTGCATCGACTGCAGCCTTATGGGATAGGTAAAGCTGGGTAGTGTAATATTCCCGGGCTGACCATTTATAAAGCAGTTCAGGGTTTATCCCTAATGTTTTCGCCGCTTCAATAGTGGTCGCGAATTCCCCGAACGCTTTTGAGAGCCTTTCGTAGCCGGCTTCGACTTCTTCGGGCTCAGGGAAGTATTCCGGGAGCCGCTCTGTGTACCAGTTGATAAGCTCCACTGCTTTAAGAAAAAAAAACTTCCTAACGTTATCACCTCAAACGCTGGGTAATTATCGACTTCATCCTCAACCTCTGCAACTTTAAGAGGGGAGTATTCACCGTCCCTGAGCTTCTGCAGGTAGATAGCAACATATTTTCCATAGGCTTTGGTATGCTCTACGATGTTATTTTGGGGTATTTTACGCATTATTTGGCGCATATCCTGGAACTGGGCTAGTGATTCATGCTGAATGTTAAACTGTCCTTTTTGATTGTTTGGGATGGTGTAAGGGCCGCATTTTATTACTGACTCGGGGAATACTGGTTTAGTGTTAATAAACTGTAAAGCGGTTAAAATATCGTCCAGACCTATGATTACAGCATTTTTAAGGTATTCGTATTCTAACCCGGTGAAGATTGAAACCAATTGTATGGTATCATCCTGGAGTTTAAACAATTCTATGTATTGTTTGTAGGTGACCTCATCCCATTGAGTGGGGATGTTGTGGCTCTTGTCGTTTAGTTTGAATGTTATCATAATTAAAATTTTCTCGCAAATTCGAGCCTCAGGGCACTTTTCATGCCTTATGGAAGCTTGAGTGAAAGGATCCTGAATTGACTTTGTATATTGATTTTGTATACCTAGTTGGGTCAATTAAATGGTTGAATGAATCAATAGCCACATTTGTTGCCTTTCCTCCATACATCAGCCACTGATAGTTTAAAAGCTCATTTTTTAGATTATGACTGTCTTTATGGATGTGTAATTTAAAGCCCTTAATCCAGTTTATACCGTTGATAATAGAATCTTTTCCTTTGATTGATGGGGTTATGTTATTCCATCCTCTGCGCTTTAAATCTTCAATAGTTCGAGGGTCTGCGCTGTCTGCAGATATCCTGGAGTATTTAGGGATAACAAACTGCATTGCCTGATCCAAATCGGGAGTAGTAAGGCCTTTTTTGTACAGAAGTTCCCGTAAATACATATCCTGTTTATGAATCTTAACCTGGATAAGCCCCGATGGATCGTTAGAAAAACCAAAGTCAAGGCCATAAATAGGCGCAATGTCCGGTTCTTCATCATATTCTGACCACTCAGGGAATACCAAAGCCTCAGAAGATGGTTTTGGCTCCTGCTGGTAAAGGCTGGAGAACGTAAATGGGCTTGTTTCCTTAATTGAAAGGATACGCTCTAGGCTGTGGCGTTCTGGCCAAAGAGCTTCGCCTATGTCCCTGGGGTCTCCGATTGTTTCACGTTCCTTTATAGCCTGATAGACCACCACATCCCAATCATTTTCAACCTGCAGTATTCTACCTGCTAAATCATCAGCGTCCCACCTAGTCATAACTAAAAGCTGTTGTGAATCGTTATGAAGGCGGGTTTTAAATACGTCAGTGTACCAAGAATAAACCTTATCCCGAATCCGAATACTCATTGCCTCTTCACGATCCTTGAATGGATCATCTATTATCCCTATATCGACCGGGGTTCCTGTCAATGATCCACCAACACCAACCGTTTTAACGAATCCTTTGCGCCCTATTATCTCAAATACCTCTGAGTTCCTTAAAAAAGTGTTTTTTGAAGGGTTTATTGCGCTTTGTTCGTTTAGTGATGTTCCTGGAAACACTTCTGAATATGGTTTATCGTCAATTATTCTCTGAATATCCCTATTAAAGTTACTTGCAATTGTAGCTGAATAGGAACAGATTGCTATTTTAAGGTCTGGATTTAAACCTACCATGTAAGCCGGTAATCTTCTGGTTGTAAGTTCGCTTTTACCGTGCTGTGGAGGCATAAACACCATTAATTTCTTAATTTTACCCCTTGCAAACTGTTCAAGTTTGTTACAAACAAAAAGATGATGCCAATTGAAGCGATAGTCTGGCTTTGTGTATTCAATAAACCAATCAAACCTCCTTTTCGCCTTCTCCGATCTTAGAATAGATACGTTCAAGTGTTTCGATATCGTCATCACTTAGTTTTGAAAGGTCTTTTCTTTTATCCTCAATAACTGAATTAATCTCCTGTTTATCTTTCCAGTTAAAATTCTTAAGCGCGAAAATAGAACCCGCTGGGTATTTCATCATCGCTTTTTCATACTTCTGTTCAATTCTTAGGAGGGCTTTTTTTATCGGGTCGGAAAAGCCTTCCTTCTTTTTATAGTCATTTAACGAATCGCGTGAACAGAATCCCATGTAAAGCGCTAAACCTGACCATGTTGCATTATCCTTTTCTTCTTCAAAATATTGATCTACCCTTGCGGAGAACGCTTCCGGATCATCCCATGTAAGTGGTCTTCCCATATTCAAATTTAACTATTTTTAAATAACAGTTTTCTTAACCCTCTTAAATACCTAATATCTGATAAAGGAAATCTTTCTTAACTCCATCATTATCATATGACTTGTAAAGTCCGCAAATTGGCCAACCTTTTGATTTATCGCCCCATTCTTTTCTGCAAGAACATCCTGTTGACATACAGTACCCATGTAGTGAATTTAGTGGTTTTTTGCCATCCATCTCCCTGACTCGGTTTGTATCCTCTAATGATTCTGGGTCATACCATGTTTTTGCCATTCCGCCAGCCCTAAAACCAGCTTTTCTTTCAGCTTCTGTTCTTCCATTTATGTATGCTTCCGTTTTCATAGTCTATTAACCCTCTTAATATCCCTTTTTGTCAATCTTTTGTAAACAGCGTTCTCGTTCATTAAGCCGCTTTTTGACTTGGTTAAGCCCAGGAATTCATGAGCCATAAGGAAGTATATTAACCGTTCCGGATCGCCTGTAAACTCGGAATCTATCACTATTTCGTAGCTGTCGCCTACTTTTGTGATACTGCCGTTTGCCTCCAGGTGTTCACCGAAACTGAATACTTTTGGGATTGATTCGGTTCTTACTGTTACCGTTTTAGGCTCCAGGTTGAAATCTGCGAAGAATTGCTCGGTTATTTGAGCTTGGCAGTGACCAGCGATCAAGATTATGATCATCATGGTAAATAGGAAGAATGTACGTTGTTTCATTTTGTTGTGATTTTGTTAAGTGGAGTGTACTCGTATGTTTTTTGTCCTATAAGCCATTCCCAAAAGCTTTTGTACTTGTGGGTTAATATTCCTTGCGGCCTGTCTTCAATGAAAGATGCAATTGTCTTCTCACCACATTCGCATACCCATTCCTGTAACGTTCCTGGGATGCGCCTAAATGAGTGCACATGATTATCCATTATTAATTTCAGTTTCCTTTAAGGCAATTTCCAAATCTCTTTTAGCGAAATGTAGCTTTTTTATCATCTTATTAAGCTCCAATTTACGCTTGTGGGCTTTGTCTTCTGCTTCTTGGCATGCATCTCTTTCTTGTATGTATGCTTCTATTCTTTGTTCGATGCTCATATCTCAATTGTATAGTTAGTATTAAATAAAGCGTCTTCTGCTGAGTGAAAGCCGTTTTCGCAGTCTCTTTTCCGCTTGTAACCTTCTCCGGAACAAGCTACTATCCTTCCGTTAGGAGCTTTTAAATGCCATCTCCATTCCTTTTTGTTGTCTTTGAAGTAGGTTAGTTTGTGGTTTCTCATGGCTTATGGTTAAATTTACGTATTGCCAGTTTAAGTTTATACTGTATGTACCACACTGTGCATTTAAATCTTATGTAATTCCACCAAAACTTCATGGCTTTATCTTAAGTCCTTCTAAAATTTCTAAATAATCTTTATGGTGCATTTCGTATATAGACATATACTTAATCTTCTCAATGGCTTCTGATAGGGCAGCGTTACGAATTGTAATCATCTCTTTCTCAGAAGATTGATAAACAATATCCATCATAAGCTTAACCTCTTCCTTTGTGTATAGCTCTTGAGATTTGCCTTGCAGGTCGTTAAGATACTTATTCCAAATAGCAACCTTTCGCTCGGTTACATTTTCAAAGTTCCAAAGTGAGTCTGCCTCCTGTTCTATCTTTTCGTTCAACATAAATTAATCTTTAAACTCTTCATAAAAACTATCCTCATCCATTTTAGCTATAAATGCTTCATCCTTGGCAATCATTTTATCAAGGTTTCCGTATCGCTTCATGTAATAACGTCTCCGGGCTGCATCGTTCCTGAGAATCTTATTTATCCATTTTGGAAGTTTATTTTTGTTCATGGCTTAGATTTTAGGATTTCAATTGTCTTTGATATAATGCTTTCTCCCAACTTTAACCCTTCTTTGTTTTCCAAATCCTTCTTTACTCTGTAATTTTCCAACTCTCGACACTGTTTTTCTATTTCGTTGTGCTTTTCTTTTAGGACTTTGATATCTGCTTGCAGTTCTTGATTCTGCTTTCGTAAGGTTTCATTTGCCTTCAACTCAATAACGTAAGCACTTTTCAGATGTACGCTTTCTGCTTGCAGTTCTTTGATTTGCTTATTTTTTTCAAGATGTAGAAAATGGTTCTCTTTCAACTTTTCAATCAATTGTTTATTGTACTCAACTTCGGTGAGCTTTTTCACTTTCTCCTGTTCGCTTTCTTTAGCTGGAATGGATTTCACTGGTGTTGGGTAGTACTTTTTTAGGTACTCCTTAAACTCAAGCGGGTGATATACTTCGACTTCGACACCATCCACTATAAATTTCTCCTTGGATTCATTGTACTCTGTGAATATTTTATCCCAGTCCTTTACCGGCTCTTTATCGGGGAGAGATTCTTCTTTCATAACCTGCTTTTTACCTTCGTTTTAAATACTTCTTTATACCATCCTGAAAGATTCCCGTGGGCTTTGTCATGGCAATCACGGCATAATGCGATAAGGTTTACGATAGCATCCTGCTCGCTTTTACGCTTGCTTCCAAACTTGCTCCTAGGCTCGATATGGTGGATGTCAACCGCCTTGCCGCCGCAATGTTCGCACTGGATAAATTCATATCCTGAGTATCCAAAGTGGGTGAGGTAGTTTTCAACGTGCTTTTGCATGCTCTTTTGGTAGATAGCCTTTTCATGCATACCATTTACTAACCGATTCCCACATCTGAATGACTTTATACCTCTCCTGTGTGGTTAAATCTACACGTAGGGCAAGCTCTTTCAGAATATTGTCCGCATTAATATGCGCTATTTCAGTGTCGGTATTCTCAACGCAAGCCCTCATATCTGATAAAATTTCCTCGTATGTTCTGTCTGGTTTCATTGTCTCCTGTGGAGGGGTTATTTTAAACTAACTAACTCAAAAGATGGTTAGGAATCCAGTTGTATTTTGGCATAAAAAATCTTAACCATTTCCTTTCCCAATGTAATCCTTCATACTTGTCAGGGACATCAAAAGACACCACTGATGTATAAATTTTGCCCTGATGCTGTTTTAATCTACGATCTAAATCACAAGTAAGACCAACGTAAACAACCTCTCCAGTTAGAATAAGTAAGTAAACAAAATGAGCATCCTTCTTCCTACGCATACTTGCCTTCTAGATAATTTTTAGCTGTTTCTCTGGCCACTTCCATTCCACCAGCGTTGTCAACTACTTTGCGTTTGGTATAGAATCCTACTAAAATGACTTTTTCAGCGGGTTCCACCTTTTTACGTCCTGTCTTAATTTTCTTTGCCATGCACAAATATAGTAATGTTTTACATATCCAAAAATAAATCGTAAATATTTTATAAAAAGTTTTGTAATTCGAAAAACGATATTACCTTTGAAACACAATCACAGACTAAACAAAAAGAAAATGAAATATCTGCCATTTTATTATAAGTGTATGAAAACTGGGGAGATTGAATCTGCTGGATTGTGTAGAATTTTAGCCCAAGATGAGTTAGGTATTTTTTATCCACCAGACTCTTATTCAAAAGAAAGGGGATTTGATGACCATTATTGGTATTGGGCATATGATGGAGAACGTGGGGATCAGTGGGATCGGGCAGAATGTTTCACCCCTCTTCGCCAAAACATAGTCCTATTTATGGCCGCTATGAATGGGGAATTGTAATTAAAAAGTTTAAATAAAGAACAATGAACGATCAACAATTAACTAAAATAAAAATGAATAACGATTTCTTACCAGAAGGCTATGAAGCCCCACAAGGCAATTCAAGCTACACAAAATTACAGGACGGTGATACTAAAATTAGAATCCTATCTAAGCCTATCGTTGGCTGGCTGGGATGGAAAGAGAAAGTACCACACCGTTTTAGAATGGCTGACAAGCCTGAACAAAAGTTTGACCAACCGCTAAAACACTTTTGGGCTTTTGTGGTGTGGAATTACAACGACAATGCAATCCAGATTCTTGAACTTACACAAGCCACAATTCAAAAGGCAATTGCTGATATGTCAAAGAACGAAGATTGGGGAGCACCTTTCTTTTACGACATCAAAATCAACCGCAAAGGAAAGGATTTGAATACCGAATATAGTGTAATGCCTTCACCTAAAAAAGATTTAAGTGAGGAAATTAAGAAGGCAGCAATGGAAAAACCGGTATACCTGGAATCATTATTTTCAGGTGCCGACCCTTGGACTGTGACTGACAAACAAACTGAATTGGCTTTCTTAGGTCTACCTTTCTAATGGAAGATTTGCTACCCAATAGCCCATCCAGTTTACTCAACCTGATGGCTTCTACAAGCACTCAGGTTGATGTATTCTCTGATGGTGTTATCCAATCCGTCAAGAACGGTGAAACTAATCCTTTGCATGTTATGATTCAATTAAAGGCTATGGAATTAGCTACAGAGCGAATCAAGAAAGAGATTAAAGAAAATGTACTAAGTGCCTCCGAGAAATACCCAGGCACACAATTTGAATTCCTTGGAAATAAAATTGTAAAGGGTGACGTACATACCGAATATGATTTTTCAGTATGTTGTGATCCAGTATACGAGACAAGGAAAAGCATATTCGATACTGCTAAAACTTCACTGGAAGAACGTCAGGCTTTTTTGAAAACCATTAAACAGCCAGTGACAATAGTCGATGAAGGTTCGGGGGAAATTGTAACACTTCAGCCACCATTGAAAAAAAGTACTCCGGGTATTAAAATATCAATTCGATGATAACAAGAGGAATATTAATCGCTGCAATGGTGGAGAAAATTTATACACTAAAAGACAAAAGTGTTAAATTAGTTTTCGAAACTCAGGAATTAAGCCCCAACAAAGCGGGCGCATTATTTCAGCTTATGAATCAGGTTGTGAGTGTATACGTAAAGCCTAACGAAATCAATCAGGATGAAATAAATAAGGTAGACCAAGTTGAGCCTGAAATGCCCGGTAAAACTCCCAGCCAGCGTATGCGTAACGTGCTGTTTATCCTTTGGAAGCAAGATAAAGAAGGCTATAATGAATTTGATTATTACTATAAGTCAAAGATGGATGCCTTTATTGAAGAACTTAAAAACAACATACTCGCATGAAACGAGAATACTTAAAAGATCAAGACCTTAAGATAAAGTGTAAGCAATGCAATGCTGATATTAAAAAAAATACAAACCATATAAGAAAATCACTTAGACTCGGAAGACCATTATTTTGTAACAAAGTGTGTTTTGGATTATTTCATAGGGATTTCAGAAGAAAAAAAGAACCATATAGTAATTGGCCAACACTTAGAGAAAGATTTGAAAATAACATTTATTACGGTATTGACGGTTGTTGGCACTGGATTGGAAATTTTGGTAAAAAGGACTATGGGCAAATAACTAAAGGAAATACTACGCTAAGGGCACATAGAGTCTCATACGAATTTTACAAAGGGCCAATTACAGATGGACTACATGTTTTACATACCTGTGATAATCCATCTTGTGTAAACCCTGATCATCTTTTCTTAGGTACAAATAGAGATAATGTGAATGATAGAATTGCAAAAGGAAGACAGGGACATAAACTAAAACCTAATGATGTAATTCAAATTAGACAGATATTACCAACCCATAGAGATATTGATATTGGGAAAATGTTTGGTGTGTCTAGAAAATTAATAAATAATATTAGAAATAAAAAAATATGGAAAGGAATATAAAAAAAATAAATGTCTGGCCGAGATTACCCGAGCCACAAAAAAACCACCTAAGAGATATAGCAACTTGCTTTTCTGTAAGTGGGTTGTTTATCGCTCTACTTATTTTGTCTGCTGCTCAGCTTTCTAATCTTTACGAGTGGATGGATAACCCCGCTAATCAGTTCACGCTAGTAATATTTTTTTTACTGGCCTGTAGTTGCTTTGGTTTTTACTGTGCTGTAAGGTATATTAAAAATAAGTTCTGATGAAGGTAGAAGATATCAAAGACGAGTCAATGGTAATCCAGTATATCGAGGGGTGCTTAAATGACATGGAATATGGTATAGCTTCAAAGCAAGAAACGGATATACACATCAATAAGCTAATAATTTACCTCATAAAGTTAGACCGTAAAAGAAGAGAAAAGTTGATTGAGTCTGCCTTTATAGCTGGACGTTCTGATACCTCATGGACGCAGTTTAAAATTGATAACAAATTAATGTGAAGATTAAAAATAGATTCTAAATCATTGGAGGGTGAGGAAATAGAAGGAATCTAAAGCACCTATCGAAATCCCCTTACGAGTAATCGACCTCCTTTAACTTTTATATTATGACATACGAACAATTTTTAGAACTTAAACACAAGACTTCAAACCTATCTGGTTTTGAATTAGATGATGATCACATCAATCAGGTATTGTTTCCGTTTCAGAGATACATTGTCCGAAAGGCTTTGAGTCATGGTAAATTTGCAATATTCTCTGAATGTGGAACAGGTAAAACTTTGATGCAATTAGAATGGGCTAACCATGTAACTAAAAACACCAATGATCCTGTTTTAGTTCTTTGCCCGTTGGCAGTATCCGCTCAAACAATTGAAGAGGGTAAAAAGATTGGATTGACTGTCGAAAGATTAAAGTCGGATGTTTCTGGTAATGGAATTTATATCTCAAACTATGAGCAGATTGAAAACATAGATGCTTCTCAATTTGGTGGTATCGTGTTGGATGAAAGTTCAATACTTAAAAACTTCTCAGGGGAGACTAAGAAAAAGATACTTGAATCATTCTCCCACACCCCGTATAAACTTTGTTGCACCGCTACCCCTTCACCTAACGATGACATGGAGATTTGTAACCATGCTGAGTTTTTAAACCAAGGTAGACGTGAGGAAATTCTTGCAATGTATTTTACTCATGATGGAGGTGAAACTGCTAAATGGAGAGTGAAAGGACACGCAAAAAAGAAGTTCTGGAACTTTGTTAAGTCTTGGTCAATCATGTGTTCTAATCCTTCAGACCTTGGATTTGATGGATCAAAGTTTATCCTGCCTAAACTTAATTTGATTGAACGGATTATAAATGTTCCTGTTCCTCAGGGTAAATTATTCAATGATATTTCTATAAACGCTACAAACTTTAATCAGGAATTAAGGATAACTTTAGTTAGTAGGATGGATGACGTTGTACAAATTGTGAATGAGTCTCATGAAAACTTTATCGTTTGGGTAAAGCAAAATGTAGAGGCTGAGTATTTAATGGAACGAATTGATGGAGCGCGTGAGGTTAGAGGATCGCAGGAAGTTGAAATAAAAGAAAGAAACTTACTGGCCTTTGGAAAGGATGAATATCGGGTATTGGTTACTAAAACAAAAATAGCATGCTTTGGGCTTAATTATCAGAACTGCCATAACCAGGTATTTGCCAGCCTTGACTTTTCATTTGAGCAACTTTACCAAGCCATTAGAAGGTCCTACCGATTCGGACAAATGCATCCAGTTAATATATGGCTTATAACTACTGACACGATGCAGAATGTTATTCATGCCATCAAAGAAAAGCAGGAACAGTTTGAAAATATGAAATACCACTTAACCAACAATTAAAATGTATCAACTTTATAATGGAGATTGTGTATCTGAAATCACAAAGTTAGCACCTGAGTCTATGCACTTTTCAATATTCAGCCCTCCTTTCGCTGAATTGTATGTTTATTCAGATGACTACCGTGATATGGGTAACTGCAAAAACTATAACGAGTTTTTTGATCATTTCGGTTACCTTACTCCTGAGCTGTTCCGGATCATGATTCCTGGTAGGTTGGTTGCTGTTCATTGTATGGACCTGCCAATCCAAAAAGGCAAAGAAGGGTATATTGGTTTGAGGGATTTCTCCGGAATGCTGATTAAAAACTTTCAGGATAACGGATTCATTTATCATTCCAGGGTGACTATTTGGAAAGACCCTGTAACTGAGATGACCAGGACAAAGGCTATCGGGCTGCTGAATAAACAGAAGGACAAGGACGCTACCTTATCACGTGTTGGCATTCCTGATTACCTTTTAATTTTCCGAAAAGAAGGGGAGAATCCTATTCCAGTTAAACACACATCTACCGATCAGCGGGATCCAAACTACATTCCAATCCCTTTGTGGCAGAAGTACGCCAGCCCTGTTTGGATGGATATAGACTATGGCAAGACCCTGAACAAAGAAGGCCGTGAGTCGGATGACGAAAAGCATATCGCCCCGCTTCAATTGGAGACCATAGAACGGGCTATACACCTATGGACCAATCCAGGGGAAACAGTATTCACTCCTTTCCTGGGGATCGGTTCTGAGGTGTTCCAGGCGCTTAAAATGGGCAGGAATGGAATAGGGATTGAATTGAAGGAAAGCTACTTTAAGATTGCTGAAAAGAATTGCAGGAATGCTACCATCGCTAAATCGCAACTTTCTTTTGTATGAAAGCAAAAAGAAAATACACCCACTCAGGGAAGGAACGTAAAAAGCGAACCGGCAAACCGCACCACGAGAACACGAACGTTAAGCGGTGGGATATAGATGGTTACTCTTTTGTGAATGGTTTTGTTTTCAGTGAGAGACTTGAAGACCATATGTTTGGACCTAATAGGCAGAAGAAGCAAATACCTAATTTATTTTAGCTATGTGCCGTAAGCATCTCGAACCGTATAAATGTGAATTTGTTCCGGAGAATGATTTAGTAACGTTCCTAATTGCAAATAAACTATTGTTCGAGCGTATTCACCAGGAGCGAGAAATTTATATGAAGTCATTTAAAAACAATAGATTTGAAAGACATGCAGCCAGAAAGCGTTTTCATTTCTGTGAGCCTGTTAAAATTTTCAAAGCTATTATTTTGCTAAAGTATAATTTCAAAGATAGCTACATTGCCTCAAATGACATACTTTCAAGATGTATGAAGATTTACAGAAAACATAAGGATAAAATAAATGCATCATTCGTATAGTGGCTTATTACCCCTGTCTTGTAAACAGGAGACCGGAGTTCGATTCTTCGATGATGCTCTAACACTACCGGAAAGAGTGGATTAAAAACCAAAAATAAAAACTATATGAGTATTGAAATGAACAATCCAAAAACCATCCTTGAAAAAGTGGATGCAGCCGCAAACCTTGTCGAGCAAATGAATATGGCTCACATTATTAAAGATGAAGAGACCTTCAGGAAAGCCCATCAAAAGGCTGGTAAATTCCTATTTGACGCCATGAGACTGATGGAAGAGAAAGGAATTGAATGAGAGTGGATTAAAAACCCTGAATTATGACACCTTCAGTTATCGAATACACGCGCAACAGTTCAAAGTCTGACCTGAACGCGACAATAGCCTCTCTGAACTTCAGAAAGGCCCGTATTAACGCTAAAATGCGCGCACTTGGTAAGAAACTAAGGTATGATGAAAACATGGATAACAGGGACTTAGACGAGTTTCAGAGGCTTAACCAAGAATTGAAGGATGTGAAGCTCTGGGAGGCTGAATTGGCTTATACAAAAAATATGTTATAGTAAAAAGGCCAACAGCAGTTTGCACCTACTTATTGGCCTTTTTTACAGTCATGAGAATTGTGAGAACAATTTTGCACTTGTTAAGTCATTTCGCTTGCGACAAAAGCCAAAACATTGTTTTAAATGTACACAAAAAAATTAATATAATCTTTAAAATATTTCTCTCTAATTGCTTGCAGAGATAAAGATAAAAAACGAAGTTTGAAATGAAACGTCAGCCGCTTAACTTTGAGACGATTTCGGGAAGAAATTAAATGCCTTAGTCGGCGGAGAGTTAAGCGGCTCCAATGATTAAGGCATTTTTATTTTAATATTATGGCATACGAAAAACAATTTTGGGATGAATCGTACAATGACTGTCAGGAGTGTAAGCGCCTTGATCAGGCATTGAATAAACTACGCTCTGAAAATGAAAGCCTTAAAAGCAGACTCGAAATTTTGCAAGACAGTGTTAATGCAAATACACATGAATCGTTTCACCAAGATGCATACATTGAAACGCTTCACAACTGGATTAAATCAGACAGTATTTACGCTCTATTGAGACACGGAATTAAAAGCCCAACTAATGCAGGTGTAGACGGTAGCCAAGATGATTTCTATGCTGATATGTATGACCTATCTGTGGATCTCAGAGAGAAGGAAAGGCAAGAAATTGAAAACGCTCAAGATGACTTTGAACAACGTCAGCCATGAAAAATAGTTTAGTTAAATATCAATACTCAACTAAGGATATCGGTATAGTTAGACTTGATCGTGAACATGGAGGGTTTGAAAAATACCTTGAGGATGCCGGAAACGATGGATGGAAGCTTGTGGGGCTGATACCAAAGTACTTGGTAAATGATCCTAACCATACAATTAACGGTTATAGATTTGTTTTCATAAGGCCAAAGTAATGGATGAGTTAATAGATATGTTACGTGAGGCGTTCGAAGCAGGACAAAATAACGCTACTGAATATGAACATGGTTCAAGGGGTTATTATCCAGATTTTAAAAAATGGGTTGAATTGAATATGAAGGAAATTGAAGAATTGAACCACTTTTTAAAAATCATTGATAACCACAAGATGCCTAAAAATAACTAGAGTGTGCCCGATGATTAGAGCAACTTCATGATTGAACGGTAATGCAGTTCTTAAGGAAATTCTAACCATGAAAGCCGTGGTGGAGATGTGTCGTAAGGCACCGGCAGGGTAGTGCGATCCACAAACAGAGATGTCATGCCTCTATAAAAAAGTGACCGTTCGTGGCTGTTGAGGTCACGAACGTAAAAAGGGGGTATCCGGAGATGGTGTAGAGTAACGTACAAATGGACGGCCTTAAAACGTCCTTGCATTAGGTTAGGCTCCGAAATGCCCGTGACTCTATCAGTAGTTCAACTCTACTGCCCTCCACATTGGAAGGAGCGGGTTCGATTCCCTGCCGGTTAGATGCCGAGGTGTGAAGGATCAGCACATCCAATTTTATAAGAAAGGTTTTGCACAAATTGTTTAGCCTTTGAATAACAGAGATTCATAAAAAACAATCGTCTAACAATTGAAGCACGAAATCCGGGTAGTTCCAGCGGCTAACGAACCCGGTCAATGGATACCGAAAGGTTTAATAAGTGCGCCCTCATGGTTTAATAAATTGCCTCACGAGAGGAATTGACAGGGGAGGGATTGATTTTGATTAGGCATAATAAAACCCCATCTGTTTAGAGAAAGGGTTCTATATTCAATGGATGTACTAAATTGCTTAATGACACTGCAATGTAGTAATATCCAGGGAGAAGGGCCGCTATGTTCAGTAATTAATTTAAATAAGGCTTATATGGACTTTGAAAAATGGTATACCGAAATGAAATCAAACTTCTTTTGGTGGCAAAGAACCAACGAAATGTACGGTAAGAAGGACTTAAACAAAGTAGCTTCTGAGGTTCATCTTTACCTGATAGCTGACGGCTCACTGGAAAAGGAGGACTGGCAGGGCTGGCGCAAACTGTTCCAGGCTTTTGCTCGCAGGGCTGATGACGTTACAGGGATTCAGTTACAGCAAATAGAAGTACCCAAGAAACAAGAGGAATGGATACCATTAACAGGTGAAGAAAGACAAAAGCGTTTACAGGAGTTTCTAGATAAAGTTCAGGAAGCCCCGATAGTTAAAAGAATTGCCCCACTAAGCCACAAGGAGATTTTAGAAAATGGCGATTGGAAACCTAAACCTGAAAGTGTTAAAGAACCTAGTGAAGTGGAGAAGCTAGCCGCTCTGAATGCTCACATCGAAAAGATAAACAGAGCACGAACAGAGTTGTATTTGTCCGCTTATCCGGATGCAACGAAAGAGGAGATAGAAGCCTACCTTAATAGCTTTGAGATTATTTAACGGTTAAGAAAATGAAAACAAGATACAGAATTACAATTGTTCCAGATGGTGATAAATCAAACGTGTGGGTACATTGCTTTAAATTATGGCAAGACCGAATTGGCTCCATATACACGAGGTGGGATGATGATTACCTGAGAATTTCATGCATCGGATATAAGATTTAGTTTTTGAATAGTTAATAATTAATGAAGCAACGATATGAAAATAAATAATCATGGGCAGGCAATTGAAATTATGAACAATGCTATCCCGTACGCAAAGCAAATTAAAGACATTGATCTCCAGCATAAAGACTGCATTTATTTCAATTGGAGAAGTTCAAGGTACAAATTGGATTTAGACTATTCAAGCGTAATGGCTGTTGATGGTTGTCTGCTTATGGGTAATGACGCAAGTATTTTAATGAGTGAATTAATCCGTAGGGAAGCTGTCAGATTGTATATTGAAAGTGAAACATATAGCACAAACAAACCATGAAAAACACCGTCTGGATTCTCGCAATCTTACTCCTCCTTTCCCTTTTTGGCAACTGGTTCCAGTTCGACAGGGCGAAAGACAAAGAACTAATAGCCGCAGCTCAGAAGGTACAGTACCAAGACCTGGTTAATAGGGTAGCCGGAATAATGGACAGGGTAGGCAAGGCGCAGGGGGAGATTGATTCAATAGCCTCACAACGTGTTTTGGATAGTCTCAGGTTCAAGTCTGCCCAGAGTGCCCTTAAAATCGAAATTCAGGGCCATAAGAAAACGATAGCCAGACTTAGGCCTTTGGTTCAGCATGTAATTACCGCCAATCCCGCATTAGATAGCCTAGTTACAGCCCAAGACAGCGTTATTTTGAACCAGGACAGCACCATACTAAGCCTATCAGCCGAGAACCAGGCACAATTTGCAAGCCTCAACGAGGTTATAAGGTTACAAGGCGCTCAAATAGCGGATTATGTCAACATTGCAGAGTCGTGGGAGGCTCAATTTCACACCTCAGAGGCTGCGCATTTGAAGGTGGAGAGGGCTTTGAAGCATAAGGTGATGTTCTGGAAAATAACCACTGCTTTTGCTTCGGCTGCTGTTTTGTATATGATTGTTAAGCCCTAATTTCCTGAAGCTGTAAAATATTTTTGAAAATAAAAGGCAAATCCCTTGACACGTATATGTCTTTTGCCTTATCTTTGGTTCATAATCATTCAGAGATATGACAACAACAATCACTTCAGCCGCCGTTTCAAACTTCTGGACAAGAACTATGTTAAAAAATATAGACACATGGATTGACTGTGGAGAATTCAATACCACCGCAATGGGTGAAGATGCAGCCGTAAAGTTCGGTGTTGCAAGTGATATGGGTAACTCTGCTATTGAGCAGGATATTTTTGATTGGGCTGTTGACTACTCTATGCACCACACGGTAAACGAATTCTTATGATTCATCCATCATTCAACAAAACAAAAGTTGCTCACGCTTACTACCGGTTACTCGGTAAGAAGTACGACGAACGTCAGGCTGGTAAACAATGGGCGCAGGATAAAAAGCTAAATCTCACAGTTCTACAACTTGTAATATCAAATATCTTCAGTGAGCAAAAAGAACTTTTTAAACCCATAAAATTTAAGAAATCATGAAAACCAGAAACCAACTAGAAAGAGAGAACCGCAAAACGCTTTCGGAGGCTCTCAGCCCTTTTGCCGCGCTTGCACTTTTGGGAATTATTATTTACTGCTTAATCGCTTTTGGGGTATGAAAATACAGCGAGGGTTTACCGCCTCAGTGATTGACGACCGCGAGTTAGGTCTGAGTGTTATAGGATGACTACCTATAATGCAACATCTTGGAAACACATAAAACGGTTGAGTCTGACGGGAGGGAAAGACCTCCATTTTTTTAACCACTAAACTATAAAACTATGCTAGAATACGGCAACCAATTCAGGGCAATGGAAAGACAGGCAGCGCAGGAGATACCAACCTTAAAACAGGACCTGACCGCTTTGGTTAATGAAGGAAAGGTAATTCCTCATGATGAAATGTGGTATAAGTTTACTGACCGTATAAATATGCTACATGGTTTAGTAATTGATTTGAATGATAGGTATAACGATAACGATTAAGACTATGAAAACAAGCATTGACAAACAGCACAAAGAAGTATTTCAAAGAGCCTGCATTGAGTTAAATTTTGCATGTGAATTCCACGAAACAGAAAGGGAAGGTATTTTGAATGTATACATCAGAGATAATAAACTGGGAGAAGTTCAGCCCCAGGTGGCTCTATGGCTAGGCATACGAATAGGGTCGATGCTGCATGTTGAGTTAGTTTAAGGGAGAATGTAATAAGTAATTGATATGAAAACTGATGATAATAGATGCCTGGAATGTGGCGTAAAACTGATCGGTAAAAATGCAATTGATGTAGGTTACTGTATACCTTGTTATAATATGATGATGTGTGAAGGTAGTTATGACGATGAAGATGATTTTGATCGATGTAGTGAATGTGATGGCCATGACGCATGTGCTGATTTTGGATGTGCTATTAAGTCAGGACTCGGTAATTTACTTCAAAAACCTATCTAAAGTAAAACCAACTACACCCAGCGAAGAAAAGAACCCGTAAAGCCAGCCTGATAAGCCAGTGAATCCGACCAATAAGCTGATCAAACCACGCTGTTTTACCTGAGTAGGTCCAAATGTTTATATGGCTGTGTGATTCTGAATGCCTTTTCAAAAAGTAGTGGGTCAAATAATCAAACACCAGAACTCTCCATGCAACGCACATCATTAGAAACGTTACAGGGTTATAGTTCAGCATCCACAAAACAATGGACGCGAATACACAGCCTATTGCAGCCCTGTAGAAGTCCTTTCTCTTTTCTTGCTTGGATTCGCCTTTACGATCACTCCATGCCTCCCATAGTGTGGGGATCAGCGCAAGGAAGAATATTACCGTATTCATTTCCGCTTAACTAACCTGTCAATTTCAATAGCTGACCACGCTACAAATACAATAGCATCAAAGATAATAACCTCTCCTATCCACTCATTTGGGTAAAGTAATTGACTAATCCACGGAAAGATAAACAAGGCTAGTAATATGAGTCTGAGGTATTTTATTTTCATAGAAATAAACCGAGGCGCCACTAACGCCCCGGATCAGTTTAGGTTAAGCTACTGTTTCCTGAAGGTCAACCAGAATAGCGTCCAGCTTTGCAGCCAGTGCGGTTCTTTCTTCCTCAGTACCCCCGTTGGCTACAATAGCCTGAAGGTCGGTAATACTTTGCTGTAGCGCAGCGATAGCCGCCGCAATTGCTACTTGTTCCTCATCTAAAGCGACCTGTAATTGGTCCACTTTTGCTGTCAATTCTTGAATGTTGGCCATAATAATGTTTAGTTTTTTATTTAGTTTTTTGAATAGTTGGTACGTGATACAGTCCATAAATCTAAAGATACGCATTTTAAATGTGTTTGTTCACATCTACCTTTATAAGGTTCTTAGAACTGTCACCAGGAACTAATACCTCCTTACCGTCCGGAACACGTTTGTTAATAATAATCATATCAACTATTCGTTTGATAAGATCAAGAATGGACAAATCCCACTTTGTAGGCCAGATTCTTGCGATGATTTCCCAAAGTACAGGGGCTAACCAAAGCCAGTTTTCTTTGATAAAATTTAATACTGCTTCCATATTATTTTTTGTTTAAGGTTAATCTATTTTAATATTATCTTGATTCACACCGTCTGCGATGTTACTTTTTTCATCCACTGCTTTTCTGAACTTCTCCTTTGCCACTGACATCATTTGAAGGATCACGTACGAACCAGAGAACCCAACAAACACAAAGATAGATTTCATTTTACCAATAGCGTAGTTCCCTAAATCGCCCATCCACTCATCAGCCAAAAACACAAGAATAAATGAAGCTCCTAAATCTGTTATCAATCCGTACTTATCGTCTTTGATGTATGACAAGATAGAAAAGTCCATATTGGCTTTCTTGTAGTCTTTAGAAAGTGAAAGTATTTTCATAGCCACATGAAGCAGATTACCTACAAGGCAGGCTATAAGACAATCAATATATTGCTCGTGTGTCATTTGTTTATTGTTATATCAATTGGTACTACATCAACATGTAAACAATTCTGATTCCTTTCAGGCAAACATCCCTTCAGTCCTTTTACGTTTCCTATTGCCCCCTTGATTACTTTTGTCTCGTTCGCTATTCCGTCAATATTTCCTCCAATATCGAAAGCCGTTCCAGTTGTGTGAGGGCTTGCACCTATTATGAATCCTTTTTTATTCTCTGTACTTCCCGGTCTATAGTAATCCATTAGGCATCGTGCAGGCAAAGGAGGATTCACAACAAATCCAAGGTTCAAAAGTTTGCTCCAAGCTGGCTGCCATCCATAAACCTCGTTACCTTCGTACATTATTTTGTAGGTCAGTGGCTCCCAAACATCTTGATAATCTTTTGCAAGTCCTCTCCGGGTTATTTCAGTTTTAATTATCCGTAACTGTGATTCCGAATCCCTTAACCCTGAAGTAACGTAAGCAATTAAATTCGCCTGTTTGAAATGCTCATCCAGTGCAAAAATAACCGGGTCGATATGTTCGGTTAAAACAACTGACTGCTTTATAAGTAAAAACTTGTTATCGTTGCACTTCCATTTCATTTCTTTGGATATCTAACAATAAAAACAGCCTGCTTTAAGTTCTCAATTTCTGCCTCATGCACTTGGGTGATGGTTTTCAATTCGCTCAATGTTTCTGCCGTCACTTCGTTGTGTTGGTCCTGTTTCTGTAACCACCGATTGAACCCCCAAATAACTACACCGCTTACAATCGGGAAACTAACAGCAACAAATAGCCCTACTGCGTAAAGCATTACTACTAAATCCCTTAATTGTATATCGTCAACGTTCATTTTTCAAGTCCTTTAATCATTCTATTGATTAACATGTTGTCAATAAATCTCTTTGTCCTTCGTGCCGCAAGTTCTGAGCAACAATCAAAGAAATCTTTTTTCCTCCACTTGTTGCCGAACGCTAATTTTTTAGCTTTGGCGGGGCCATGATCCCCCGCCTCTGCCTTGATTATGGTATCCCTTTCGGCATACGTATTAGATTCGGATTGCAGCCCGATACCATCTAATGTTTTTAGTTCGTTCATCTTATTACTCGATATCCGTCAGACACAATATAACGATTGTCAATAATTCTTGTCTTTATCGTATGAAACCCAGGAGTTAAATCCCATCCCTTCACAACTCCGTTGCCAGCGTTTACAAGTCCTAAGTTAATAATTTCTTCCGGCTTCGTGTCTATTATGATCCCTACACGGCCACTGCCTATCTTCTGCTCTGCAATCCACTCAAGTCGATGCCCTGTGAATTGAAAAGTCATCGTGCCCCCGATTAAATTATGATACGCCATCGTACCGTTTGAAAACCCTGCCGCTGTAGTAGCACCATTGTACCAGCCCTGGCTATAAACGATTGAAGCGTCTGTGTTATCGTATAAAGTTGTAACCACTGGAGGAACTTCTTTTTCAAAGGTGATTGTAATTTTATACTTATCTTTCGTTGGTTGTTCGAGTAGCAATAAGGTATAGTCATTCATCACGAAAGCGGTATCCTTATGCAGTAACGTAGGCGAAAAACAACAATCTTGAGCTAAGGCTGTGAATGATAGAAGTAAAAGGAATATTGTTTTCACTGTATGGGTATGCCGTGCTTTATTGATAATCTCTTTTGTATTTTTTGAATATCTTTTTCACTGAGTGCGTGATCATAAACAACACTTTCAGTAAGGATTACATTTCTATCAACAACTAAACTTGTTAAGTATAATAACGCTTTATTTTTTTCAGATTTCATATTTTTACATTTACCAGTCTATAAAGCTATCTCCAATTGTAATACTGTGATCCGCTGCCAACTTTTTAAACACCTCCATTATTTCCTGTTCACTTAATGGCCTGTTGTAAAATGCAAGTTCTTTGAAGTCAAAAGATGTATATGTAGTTGTACTTCTTCTTAATGCACCAATCGAAAAACGGTTTAATGACGAAAGTCCAGAATATAAAACTCTCGCGTCTGACCTTGCTACAAGATCAGTTCCTCCATTATTAGCCACCTCTAGGTATTGTCTAATTCCATTAACATACAATGTTGTGTTCTCTCCATCGCACATCATAGCAACCACCGCGAAGTCAGTAGTTGATGTCATTGATGTTTGACCCTTTACTATAGCACCGTGTCCAGAGGTCAAATTAACCATTGTAGCGCTTCCGTTAAATGTTTGACTTGTAGCAAATGAATGGTATCTCGCTGCTGTTGATGCCCCTGCTGAAAGTATGTAAGCAGCAGAAGTATTTGATGACTTGTGTCGAATAACAGCGAATATTGTACCTGTTCCTAGTGTGAACATATTTGTGCTTGGTACATCTAAATAGTCGTTAGTTCCGTCTAGAATTAAATACGTGGGGGTAGTCGCATCGTCAACAACAGGGCTTCCGGCCACAGTAGTAATATTGAAGCCACCACCGCTTAAATCATTCATCCCTGTTAGGGTTGTTCCTGACTTTGAAATATCCGATGCGGAAACCCTATAATGTCTTACAAGACCATCAATATCAGTAAGAGCACTTAGTGTAGATACGCTCCAATTATCAGGGTCATCAACTTCAGGCGCGCCTTTTGAAAGCGTTGTTATTAGTGCTCTTGCTGGAGAGCTCTCAGTGAACATAGCGATCGCAAAGTTTTTATTTGCAGGGATTTCATAGTAATTAAAAGGCCAAGTCGACCTAAAGAAGTCATCAGCAATACCCTCGTTAAGATCGCCAATTAAAATAAATGTATCCCCAAAGTTATAAGTACGGTACAGTTTTAAATGGTTGTAATCTGTTCCCCCCACGTTAACCACACACCTGACTATGATATCAAAACTATTAGCGTTATATATAATCAAACTAGAAAAAGGAGATACATCCCCCGCAACCGTATTATTTACAAGGGTCTCACCCGGGAAAGAGATTGTTTTTGTTAGCCAACTTCCGCCGCTATTGTATAGAATATGATAAGGGCCACCAATTGTGTCCGCTACAATAGTGTAATAATTTCCATTTTCATCTAGTGATGAAGGCTGGAAGTAAGATTGGTAACCGATAGCATTTTCGTATATTTTATAGTTTGCTTCAAGCTGCGCAAAAGTAATTGCCGCTGAGGTTATATCAGCCGAAAAACTTTCATCATAATTATAGTAGTCTTCAAAATTTTGAGTTTTTAGCAGGTATCTTTTACTTACCGTTAAGTCAGTTTCTCTATAATTTGCTTCTAAGAAGTACCACCCGTTAGCCTTGTAACGTAGTGGCATTGTTGGGTATATTCTGTATCCTGATCCTTCATTTATAGTTTGTATTAACTGGGTGCCAGATCCCCATGTTTCACCGCCATTTGTTGCTCTGTACTGACTTGTGCCGTAATTTACAACGCCGGTTCTATTCCTTATCCATGCTACCGCATTACCATCATCATCTGGAAAAGCCTTTGGGTAACCTAATTCTAATCCTGATCCGATGATGTCACCCGTTGCAGCGAATAAGTTTTGCCAAGCAGATACATCTTCCTCGTTTCTCGCTTTATAAATGTATACAGGAGTTTGGTGCGGATCGGTTCTAAATGCGTAATATCTTAGGCTATCCTCAGAAAAAAACATAGTCGATAACGCATGGTTATCCGTGGCATCGTTTCTATTTATTCCGGGATAAGGAACACGTAAACCATACCCAGTATCATATCTAAAGAAGGAGCCTCCTTGATTGTACGGAGATGCGTTATCTCTTGAATATGCGATATTTGTTGTACCGTTTCTGTAGAAAGTTCCCTGAACATAC